CGTTAACGTATGTCTTGCCAATGAATTTTGCACAATAACGGACCAAGTCGGGAAACATGCCTGTTTCGGTTAATATGAAACCGGCAAATTCACCAACAGTTAAAATGTGGTCTTTAATGGTGTGGCCTGTTTGTTTGAGCATAATACGCCCTCTATCAGACATGGAGGCGGAGTGACAATAAACTGCTGAATCGTCACCTTTCCACATTGAAAAATGGACTTTGTCAAAATCAAAAAGAGTGGTAATGAATGCGAGGTTTCCAAGTGTATTTTCCATGATTGTGAATGGATTACCACTAAACTGTTTCATTATGCCATCTAATGTGGTTGTTCCTTCTTTCGAGTTGTAAACCATTTTCCATGTGAGGCGCATTTGTAAAAAGTAAGTTCTTAACCATTCACCAGCGCCAGCGTATTCAAGTAGACGACATGTAAGATTTGAAAACATTTGACCAAAAAGTGAATCCCATTCACTAACGTCAGCGCATGCCCATTTCTCATTCTGCGGGGATTGTTCCATGTAAGCCATGTATTCTTCAGCGATTTGTTCGTCAGAATCATGAGTTGCGATGATAATTTTGGTGCCAGCAGCACGCGCAATAGAACGGACTTTAGTTAATATGTAGCGTGCATATGCGGAAAACAAAAGATTCAATTTCTTTGACATAGAAGCAACTCCTTGGCCAACTTTGTCCTTAGCGTCGAAGCCAACTTCTGAGTCAAATTTCGCTTGCCTTTTATTAACAAAATTAATTGTCTCATCAAATTCATTGAATTCTTCTTGTAGGTCTTTAATGAATGGGGAGTTTGGGGTAGTTATTTTCTTTTGGGCTGAAATAAGGTATTCTTTTGCGTGGTATTTAAGTTCTTCAGGTGATGCTTTTAATTGTAATTTAAATTTCTGTAGAGAGTGGTCGTTACCGTAAAGTGTCTTAGAAAGTGAGCGAAGAAGTGTTGAAGTGTTAATTTCAACGCGTTCTGGTCGTAGTAGTTTCATTTTCTTTGAGTATCTTTTAATCAAAGTGCGAATTGTCTCTTTGGAGTCATTACTGACTTGATTTTTGACCAAAGGCACATCGGGTAGAAGTTGGAAACCTTTAAAACTGCGATGTTTATGAATTAAAGCACCAACTGGCGCAGTAAGAACACCTGATTCGACTTGGGGCAACTCAACAGGTTGGAGGAAAGCATGGGAAGGTGTTGCTTCATTAACGGGTTTTATAATTGCTTGAAGTATGGGTAAAACGACGTCAACTGTGGCTGGTGATGTGTGTGTACCTTCTTTTACTATTTCTATGTGAAGGGTGTTAGGGTCGATTTCGGGGGCTTTAACATAGGAGTCTTGGGATAAGAAGATTTCAGAAATTTCTTCATACGTGCGTATATTTGTGCCATTGATGTGAAAATATTGTTTAATCATTTCAGTATTGCCATAAGTAACTAATTGATCAGTAGCACGGGTAAGAGCCGTGTAAACCCATTCTGATCTGTTTATTAGTTGACTTGTGACTGACTTGTCATCAATGTTGAAAATAACAACGCGTGAGCGACTACCTTGATATGTGGTGATAGTCTGAGCGTTGTAACCTGCTTTTGCAAGTTTGACTGCACTTTCATCGTTAAAAACGACCATCGGGATTTTACTCTTTAAGAATTTTTCAATTTTATCAGAACAAAATGTGAAACCATTAACGATTTCAGACCTTGTAATCATATTATATTTAAACTTCTTATTGAGCGCATCACAAATGTCGATTGGGATTTTATAAACGATGTAGAGGTTATTTCTAATACCTAATTTTGTTATTGGGGTAAATTTTTCTTTTGTATGGAAATTAACGTAAGGCACTTGGTAAATGTCACCTACAACAACAATCTGTGCATCTTGATTAAGGGAGTGGATCATAGAAATATATTCAACTGTGAACTGGCTAATTTCATCTATAACTATGACTGAGGCTTTATGTGCGTGTATTAAAGCTTGATGTTGAGTGTATGAAGTAACGCCACGCATATTGTGTTCCATCGAAAGTGTTTTGGTGGGTGCGATATACATGGCTTCAGGGTAGGTGGCAATAGCGAGTGAGGTTTTTGAAGCAGATGCAAAACCAGTGATGGCTTTGATTTCGTATTGATGTTCTTTGTGACGGACTATTCGGTCTTCACCGATTCTAATATCTTTGAAGAAAATTTTTGCAAATTTTCGGACTTGAGCATAATCATATTGTACGGAGTGAGTGGTTATTGCTTGATTATGTGCTTCGCGTATAGCGTTGAAAGAGTTATTATTTTCATCAACAAATTTTGGGTTATAAGTTGACGCATAGTAATAGATTTCAGTGCCAACTGATGTTGCATGTGTTTGATAGGTATTGAAAGATGGTATGTGTTTCCATAGATAAGTCGGGTTGGAGAAGGTTTTATACAAGATATCACCGCCTGCTTCTAAAATAATAGGTATGAACGTTGTAAATGATTCGGTGATTTCCTCAGTGTTGACTTTACGTGCAGCATCACAAATGATGAGGTCGTATGTATTTTTC